TCTATCTTCAACAGTTGGTTTTATCATTAATTTTTCTTTTAATACGGCTAAAGGATTCATTGCTTATATACTTTAAGTATATAAATTTTTACATTTTTACAAATGAAAACGATTGTTTTTTATGGGTTTCTGGGTTTCATGGTTTCATGGTTTCTATTTGTCATCAATATCTAGAAACTTGAGCGCCTCATTACAGGCGATTTGCTCGGCCTTGCGTTTGATTTTGTGTTGGCCCTCCCCCATAAATATAAATGCTTTACCATTTTCGGTAACGAAATCTTGAATCGCCTTGAAGTTTTTAAAGTATGATATATCAACGGCTTCACTGTGCGATAGAGTATAGATTTGTTGTCCTAAACACAAATATACGCCCATTTTGTAGCCTAGTTCGGCATCGTGTTCAATTTCTAAATAATGCGGCGTTACTTTGAATTCCTTTTGAACTCTTACTTGCAATATATTTTTATAATTGTCGTCATTTTGAATGAGAGCAACCCAGTCAATGTGTTTTTCAAAGACATTTTCAATGAATTTTTGCGCCATTTGGAAGCCAGGACCAGTCACAAACATCGTTTGAAACCAATTTTCGTCATCTTTGACCACGACTTTATTGAAATCTAAGAAAAGTGCTCCGATAAAGGCTTCAAACAAGCAGCCCAGCTTCTTTAAATTCGTGCGTATCTTTTTCTCTTCGGCGTGTTTCGACAATATGACCCACTTATGCAGCCCCATTTCGAGGGCGATTTTACCTATGGCTTCGTTTTTGACAATGGCAATCTTCTTCTCGGTCATGAAACCTTCGTCGGCCTTTGGAAAACGCCTATAAAGCAAATATTTCGTCACACATTCGAGGACCCCATCGCCTAAAAATTCTAGACGCTCGTTTGATTTGCTACTCAGCGGCATACAATCTGGCGGTCTTTCTACAATGGTAATGTTTTGTTGGATGTTTTCAAAATTTGGGCGCTTCGTATACGAACGATGAACAAAGGCGCGTTCATAGAGGGCCATATTGTCGACTGTGGTAGGTAATCCATATTTAGAAAGAATAGATTGAACTTCGCTCAATGTAATCTTACTGTTTAATGAATTGTAGGGGTTGAAAACTAGGCCTTCATCCGTCTTAATAATATCGTCGTCTCGTAGAATTTCCTTATTGTCTATCATGTGCGGTTAATATATAGATTAAGGAGATGACTTTATATGGTTTCTATAATATATATTGGGTGCGTTTGGACTTAGAGATAAAATATGATGGTATATTATATAACCTACTTATGGAAGAATGGCGTACAGTGACAGAATTTCCGAATTACGATGTTAGTAATTTAGGGAATATTAAAAACAATAAATCTGGTAAAATGTTAAGGCCATGTGTGAAAAGTGGATACTATCACATAAGTTTAGTAAATGATAGTAATAAGAAAAATTTTAAAGTGCATCGATTAGTGGCACAACTGTTTATTGAAAATCCTGAAAATAAAAGTGATGTGAATCACAAAGATAAAAATAAATTAAATAATCATTTATCGAATTTAGAGTGGATGACTAGACGAGAAAATAACATTCACCGATGTCAAGGAGTCAAGATAACTTGCAATAAAAACAAGGTTGTTTATAGAATTGATACGGAGAGTAACGAGATATTAGAAAAATATAATTCAATAGAGCTAGCTGGTGAATGGGCATTTAAAAATGGATATACGAAAACAGTGCATAATGGGCGGAATTCTATAGGCAATTGTGTAAATGGTCTATCTAAAGTAGCATATAAATTTAAATGGGAATATGAAAACAAAAATACTTTGGAAAATGAAATCTGGAAACAAGTTGTTTTAGAAAATGTTGATATGAAAGACAAAACATATTTTGTTTCTAATTTAGGAAGATTTAAAAATAGTTCTGGGACGATTATGGATAATAATTATAAAGTAAACGAAAATGGTTATATAAGAGTATATATTTATAATAAAACTTATGCTTTGCACCGATTAGTTGCACTAGCTTTTATTCAAAATCCTGAAAACAAAGAACAAGTCAATCATGTTGACGGCAATAAGTTAAATAATTGTGTAGCCAATTTAGAATGGACAACTTGCTCCGAAAATAATTTGCATAAGTTTAAAATTGGCTTAGGAAATAGTTATACAAGAAAAATTACACAATATGATTTGGAAATGAATAAAATAAATGAATTCAATTCTATCGTAGAAGCTGCGAAACAATTAAATATAGGAAAAGGAACTATTTCTGGTGTTTTAACAAATTATAGAAAAACCGCAGGTGGATTTGTTTTCAAATATGCTGATGATACTAATATTGATTTTTCTAAAAAAATAACGATAAACAAAAACAGAGGAAGACAAGTTGGTCAATATGATATAAACGGAAATTTGTTACACATTCATAATTCAATAGCAGATGCATCAAGAAAATTAAATATTCATAAAAATAATATTTGGGGTGTTATTACTCACTTTAGGAAAACATCTGGCGGTTTTATTTGGAAATATTTAGAAGAAAGTAAATAATAACCAATAACCTAAATAAATTATTATCTGTTTGGTATATATAATGGTTTATATGTCCGCGGGTAAAATGAGCAGGAATTCTGCATCAATTTGCAACAGAACAAACACATGTGGTGGCACAGCCAAAAAGGCCGGCACCGCTCCACGTGTCGGTTGGTATTTAACAAGTAATACCATGTTAATGGGAGCACCACAGTCAGTTCCACGATTCTGTATTCCAAATACAACTGTCCAAACACAAAAGACAGGATACCGTGCAACAATTGGTGGAAACATGGGTTAATCCACTTTTGGGAAAAGTGGATAGATTATATTTACAGTCTAAAATGATTTAATAAGATATTATTAAATGATTACATAACTTATGATAATTAAAGTTGATACACGTGAACACGACCTTTTGCAACAAATAAATATACTAACCGCAAACATTCCAATATTCAAAGACATTGTAATAAAATCCGAAACATTGCCACTAGGCGACATTATAATTTGTGACGACAAAGAAGAAAAATTGGTAATAGAGAGAAAATCAGTGACGGATTTATTGGCAAGCATAAAAGACGGACGATATGAAGAACAATCTTATCGGCTAAATGGGTTAAATCATCATAATCACAACATTATTTATTTGATAGAAGGAGATGTAAATCGAGTGAATCGTTTCAAAACCGACAACCGCGTAGAAAAACTAACATTGTATTCCGCCATGTTTTCTCTCAATTATTACAAGGGGTTTTCAGTATTCCGTTCGTTTTCTTTAGAAGAAACCGCGACTATCATTTGTAATATGGCTTATAAATTAAAAAAAGACCCCACTAAGAAGGCTTTTTTTACCAATACGAATGCACTCCGAACGGCACCAGAAGCCACTAAAGTAACAAACGAACCCATGATAGTAGTCGAAACTCAAACCATGAATGAAGACAAATCCACCAACGAAGCAAAAGAAGACCATGCAACCACTAAAGAAGAACAAGAAACGACGATAGAAGAAGCCAGTAAAGAAGACCAAAGCGACAAAGACTATGTCAGTGTCATTAAAAAAGTGAAAAAGGAAAACATCACCCCTGAAAATATCGGAGAGATTATGTTGTGTCAAATTCCAGGAATAAGCAGTGTAACAGCATTAGCCATTATGGCAAAATTCAAAACGCTACAAAACTTAATAAAAGAGTTAGAAAACAACAACGATTGTTTAAAGGACATCACATCCACGAATGCAAAAGGACAAACGCGCCGAATAAATAAAACAAGTATAGCAAATATAGTAAAATTTCTACTGAAAAAATAAAAATATATATTATGAAGAAAGAATTGATGAATTTGTTTTTATTTATAGGTATTTGTTCGGTTTTATATTGGTTATTTAGAAATTTCCATTACAACTTTAGTAATAGAGAAGGAATGACCGACGCTTCAGGAAACACCGTCACTTCATCATCATCTGGTACTGCTAATGGTATTGCAGGAAATGCGGCCACTTATGGTGCAACAATAAAAGCCGCCTCTATTAAATCACAAGACACCTTTTTAATTAGTAAATATCGCTCCGACTACGAAACCGCGATACTCAATTTAGATGATTTAATTAATAATTTAATGTTAAAAACTACATTAACCATTGACCCAAACAATCCAGGCGCTTCCTTGGAAAAATTAGGGCAAATGCAGCAAGCCAAAACCGCTTTAAATAGTGTCATGAAATTTGTGGATTCAAGTAAATAAAATTATAATTATATTTTCACAATAATTATAATTGGGTTCCATCTTTGGACATTTGGTAAAGTTTGGATTTATGAAATCGCAAGTTTGACTTCATTTTCTTTGTAATAACCCTTATCCACTAATGATTGAGTATAAGCGGCACCACCCCAATTGGGATTCATGGGGTCAGGACTCACTTGACCTTTAGGTGTTTGGTTCATTTTATCCAATGGCGTTGTGGTTCCAATATAGTAATTCGTTTGGTCATAAGCAGGATATGAATTTTGATTATACGGTGGGTCATTTCTAGTCGCATCTACTAAAAGAGTTGGATTCGGATAAGCTTCTTCGCCCACTGGTTCTAAAGATGATTCCATGATGGGAGGCACCTGTGAAGCAATGCCAGTAGGTGCCGCTGCCGACGGAGGCAATCCTGCTTGCGGCTCCGATACACTAGGTCTTGATTTGTAAACACGATTACCCTGGGCGTCATATGTTTCCTGTAAAAATAATACAGGACATCTTATATTTTGACTTCTTTGCCAATTTAAAAATTCCGTATAATCTTCTAAATTTTCAAATTCGATGGGATTTACTCCTGGAACTTGTGCTAACTTGGAATTATATAAATAGAATCGCGAACCCTTTTGAATAAGTAAATTTGGACATCTAGGACCATTCGCAGAATTATTTGTTAAACCTTCTGAATATTTAGAATCGTCGCTTCCTTTTGCGTAAAAATACAAACCGATTAAAAATACTAATATAAATAAATAGGTCAATAGTGTCATATTATATTATACAAGGATAAAAATGTTATAATTTATTTTCTATTTTTATTATATAATGGTTTATCTTGATGAAATAAATAAAAATAATTATAAAAATGGAGCAAAAAACGGAAAAACCCGCGTCGAACAATTGGACCATTATATAGCTAACAAAAAAAACAAAATCTTTATATTAATTTTTATGGAAGGGTGTGGCCCATGTAATGCTACGCGTCCAGAATGGAAAAAAATCGAGCATGTCTTAGCAAAGGATTTTTTAAACAGAGACGATATTGTCATTGCAGCAATCGAAAATAATTTGGCAGATGATTTAAAAAACCTAACAACTAAAGCGCAAAGTTTTCCAACCATGCGATTTATTTGTGATGGCGGCAAAACCGTTGAAAATTACGAGGACAGTGCTATAGAAAATAAAGACCGCACCATTGATTCCTTTGTGGAATGGGTGAAGAACAAAAGTGGTGAAAATAGCATCACTACATCAGAGCCTACGCCTTATACGAAAGGAGGCGCTCATAGTAAAAGAAGAAGTAAAAAACACCATCCTAACAAATCAAGTAAAAAGAACCGCACCAGAAAATGGTCATTAAAATATAAGCGCAGCATAAATTGCAGACGACCCAAAGGGTTCTCTCAAAAACAACACTGTAAGTATGGCAGAAAAAACCTAAAAATATAAAATTGATTTCTATTTAATGAATTAAATGTAAATCACTATAACAACTTAACAATGGAACACGTATTCAGAATTTTCGATTTTAACGTATATAATGCAAAGGATTCTTCTCTGGATTCTTCGGACGACGAACAAAATGTTTATACAGATACCAAGACGTTTCGAATCCAAATGTTCGGCGTAGATGAAACAGGTAAAACATATTCATTAACCGCCGACGGATATCATCCATTCTTCTATGTAATGGTAAATGATAAATGGACGATAAAAATGAAGGAAGAATTCGTTGCACATTTAAAAGAAAAAATGGGTAAATTTTATAAAGACACTATTACCGACTGCAAAATTGTAAAACGAAAAAAATTATACGGTTTCGATGGAGGGAAAGACCATAAATTTATATTTATTGAATTTGCCAATGTAAGCGCGTTTAATAAAGCGAAAAATTTGTGGTATACCGACTACAACAACGGCCACGTTTTATTAAAAAACGGTTATAGATTCCTGAATACAGATATGAAATTATATGAAGCAAACATTCCGCCCTTATTGCGATTCTTTCATATAAAAGATATTAGTCCGTCTGGATGGATTGCAATACCAAAAAAATCCGCGTGTGAAAATAGGGGTGAACTAAAAAATGTAAATTGTGACGTTGAATTAACCACCCATTATAAAAATATCGTCCCTTTAAATACAAAAGAAACCAGAGTACCGTATAAAATCATGAGTTTTGATATTGAAGCGAGTAGTAGTCATGGTGATTTCCCAGTCCCCATAAAAACATATAAAAAACTGGCCACAAATATTATTGAATATTTCGAGACGTTAAAAATGGAAATGACACATGAATTATGCAAAAATATTTTACGAAGGATTATTTTGGCGGCATTTGGGTATGAACAAATGGAACAAATCGACTTGGTGTATCCCAAAATCGCCCCAAAATCTAAAGAAGAAGTGCAACAAATGTGTGAAGCCTGGTTAGACGCGCAAGTGAGAAGTTTAAAAACCACCAACGATTTTAATCATGCCCACACATTAGAGGCGATTTTTGAGCGAATGTCTGCGGAGGAAGAAGAAGACGGCTATGAGCATAAATACATAAAATCGTATACAAATAAAAAGGCAACCATTGTGGATATTATTTGCGATAAAGGTTTTGAACGCGAAGGTAAATTGAATGAATTGAATGTATCATTAAATTCCAAATTTCCGAAATTAGAAGGCGATAAATGCACATTTATTGGTTCAACCTTTATGAATTACGGCAATACTGACCCCCATTTTAACCATTGTATCGTTTTAAATAGTTGCTCGAACATGCCTATTGAAAACTCGGTAGTCGAATCCTATACTACAGAGCGCGAGGTATTATTAGCGTGGCAAAAACTCGTCCAAAAAGAAAATCCGGACATTATTATCGGTTATAATATATTTGGTTTTGATTACCAATTTATGTTTCATCGTGCAGAGGAAAATAATTGTGTGGAAGAGTTTTTGAAATTATCTCGTAACAAGGACGAAATTTGTGGTGTGAAAGATAAAGATAGTGGTAAATGGAAAATCGAGGAAAGCACGTTGCAAATTGCGAGTGGTCAACATGACTTGAGATTTATAAAGATGAATGGTCGTTTACAGGTTGATTTATACAACTTTTATCGTCGTGAAGCCAATTTAATATCCTACAAATTGGATTACGTGGCTGGTAATTTTATAGGCGATTTTGTAAAGGGATTAGAAGAACACAATGACGATAGTCTTACTTCTTCGTCGCATCAAACAATTATTAAAACATCGAATATGACAGGCCTTTTGGTCGGCAGTTATGTTCATTTTGAAGAAATTGGGCATTCTGTAGATTATTATGCGGACGGTGCCAAATATGCAGTTACTTATGTGGATAAATCCAAAGGCAAGTTTATCATTGATGCCGTCGTAAATCCAGATATAATAAATAAAAAAGTGCGGTGGTGTTTGGCAAAGGACGATGTGACACCCAAAGAAATTTTCAAGAAAACCAATGGAACCGCAGACGACCGCGCGGTGATAGCGAAATACTGTATTCAGGATTGTAATCTAGTGCACTATTTGTTTAATAAATCGGATATTCTTACTGGGTTTATTGAAATGGCGAAAATTTGTAGTGTGCCAATAAATTTCCTTGTTATGCGTGGCCAGGGTATTAAATTAACGAGTTATGTTGCGAAAAAATGTCGCGAGAAAAAGACGTTAATGCCTGTAATAGAAAAGGGTGATTTAGACGAAGGTTATGAGGGTGCTATCGTGTTAGACCCTAAATGCGATTTATATCTCGATAATCCTGTTGCGTGTGTGGATTATGCTTCGCTGTATCCGAGTTCAATGATTAGTGAAAATCTGTCACATGATACGAAGGTGTGGACATTAGAATATGATTTAGCTGGTAATTTGATTGAAGAATGGGGTGAAAAAGATGAAAACGGCGTCTATATCTATGATAACTTGCCTGGTTATGAATACGTAGATATTAAATATGACACTTATGTATATCGACGAAAAAACCCCAAAGCAGCCGCTGAAAAAGTTTTAAATGGGTATAAAATGTGTCGTTTTGCTCAACCGTTACTAGATAAAAATGGTGAGGCAGAGGGAATTATGCCCTCTATTTTAAAAGAATTATTAAAGGCTAGAAAAGATACTAGAAAATTGATTCCGCAACAAACCGACGAATTCATGAAAAATGTATTAGACCAGAGGCAATTAGGTTATAAAGTAACCGCCAATTCACTTTATGGACAATGTGGGGCCAAAACCAGCACATTTTATGAAAAAGATATTGCGGCATGCACCACCGCAACAGGTCGTAAACTATTGACGTATGCCAAAAAAATAATCGAAGAATGTTATGGAAACAAAATATGTGAAACGGAAAAATATGGACCAGTGTTGACCAAGGCGGAATACATATACGGCGACAGTGTTGCGAATTATACCCCTGTATATATATCCAAACTTCAAAAAGACGGAAATAGAATATTTGATATAGTAACCATTGAACAATTGGCAGAAAAATATGGAAATAATAAATGGGTTCAATGCGTAGAACTCGGTAAACAAGAAAAAGAAGTTTGCGAATTAGACGGCATTGAAACCTGGACAGAAAAAGGGTGGACTAAATTAAATAGAGTAATTAGACATACCTTAGCACCTCATAAGAAAATGATGCGGATTTTAACACATACTGGATTAGTAGATGTAACCGACGACCATTCGCTATTGTTGCCTAATGGTAACGAAATATCGCCAAAAGATGTGCAAGAAGGTTCAGAGTTAATGCATAATCCACTACCATTAAATGACAATACAAACGATAACATTAGCGAAGATGAAGCAAGGATAATGGGTTTCTTCTTTGGAGATGGTAGTTGTGGAGAATATGAGTGTCTTTCTGGTAAAAAGGCCTCTTGGGCATTAAATAATGCATCAATAGAAATAATAACCAAATATTTAAATTTATGTAAAAAGGTTTATGCTAATTTTGATTGGGTTGTAATGCCAACATTGGAAAGTTCAGGAGTGTATAAAATATCTCCTAGAAGCAATAAATATGGTTCGATTGTTGAATTTGTAAAATTATATAGAAGAAATTTATATTATAATAAATCTAAAATAATTCCTAATGAAATCATAAATTCTAATATTAATATTAGACAAGCATTCTTTGATGGATTATATGATGCAGATGGCGATAAGGATAAAAATGGATATACTAGAATCGACCAAAAGAATCAGATTAGCGCGTCTTATATTTGTTGGCTGGGTGCTAGTCTAGGTTATTCTACATCAATTAACACTAGAAATGATAAACCGAATATATATAGAATCACTATGACTAAGGGAAAACAAAGAAAAAACGCGTTTGCTATAAAAAAAATGGGAGAAATTTCATACGAAGGTTATGTGTATGATTTAACAACAGAAAACCATCATTTCGCAGCTGGAATAGGAAATATAATTGTGCATAACACAGACTCTGTATTCTTTACATTTAATTTGCAAACACCAGACGGTAAACCAATCAGAGGCAAAGAAGCGCTCGAAATTACGATTGAAATTGCACAAGAAGCAGGCCATTTAGCTTCTAAATTCTTAAAAGGTCCACACGATTTAGAGTATGAAAAAACATTCATGCCATTTTGTTTATTATCGAAGAAAAGATATGTGGGTATGCTCTATGAGACCGACCCCAATAAAGGCAAACGTAAGGAAATGGGGATTGTATTAAAACGGCGTGATAATGCGCCGATTGTGAAAGATATTTATGGAGGTATTATTGATATATTGATGAAGAAACAAAATATTCAAGAAGCGATTGATTTCTTAAAATCGTGTTTACAAAATATAGTTGACGAAAAATATGCCATGGATAAACTCATCATTACAAAATCTCTGCGGTCTGGATACAAAAATCCGCAATCCATCGCTCACAAAGTGCTAGCCGATAGAATCACAGCACGTGACCCAGGTAATAAACCCGGACCTGGAGATAGAATACCATTTGTATATATTTCCACCAAAGACAAAAAGGCGCTCCAAGGGGAGAAAATAGAAACGCCGACATTTATTGTAGAAAATAAACTAAAAATAGATTATTCGTTTTATATTACCAATCAAATCATGAAACCAGTTCAGCAAGTATTCGCGCTGGTTCTGGAAAAAATATGGGAAAGCAAGAAAAACACCCCACAATTAATGAAATTTAAAAGAAATGTAGAAAATTTGCGTAAAGAATATAGTAATGATTCTGAAAAATATCATGAAAAAGTAGAAGATTTGCGATGTAAAGAGATAAAGGCGATTTTGTTTGATGAATATTTAAGGGAAACAAATAATCAAAAAAACGGTAATCAAAGTATTACGAAATTCGCTGTCGCAAAATAAGTATTTTATTCTTCCATTTACTAGTAAATAAAAAATTGCATCAATACAATTTTTTATTTTGTTATTGTTATTGTTTTTTGTTTGTTTTGATATTTTTATTCGTTATTTTTATTTATCAGTTATCTAATATTTTCGTAACGGTTCTCTTTTGGTGGATTTCTTAGCAACCCAACTGTTAAACATTTTAGATACCATTGTTCCAATGTCTTTTACACTAGTTTCTAAATTCCATACACGTTCGGTAAGTTTATCTACTTCACTCTCATCATCCAATGATAGTTCATCATCTGAATAAATTTCTTCGTCTACATAATCTGAATCGTAAGAGGCTTCTTCGCTACAAGCTTCGTGAATTGCCCCTGAACAAATATCTTGGTATTTCTTAGAGTCAAAACCTTTTACATCATCCCATGAAGTAATGAACCCCTCTGCCTCTAATTTACATAAAATAGCTGTTTCGGTTCTCTGATGAAGTGAAGCCATTTGCTGTACACTTAAATCTAATAATTCATATTCTCTTTGTAATGATAAAATTTCTCGAATCGTCCATCTATTTCCGTGTCTTTCGCACATTGTCATATAACAATTATTACCACTTTGTTTTTATATTATTTTACATTATATTATAACTAATCAGATTATTCGTTATATGTATATTTTATTGATCCCTATTATCGTTTGCATATCAACCATGTTTTGCATATTTATTTGCTACTTTTCTGGGCGGCGCAATACATGACAACATAACCACGTTCCTAAAACAACCCACATATTACCAATCACATTTGCCCCATTATATATAGCCCATCGGAGGCCTTGACAGTGAGGCGCTGGTGCCAAAAAGGGCGACATCATAAAGCCATACATTGTATTTGGAACACAAAATGTAATATAACATTGTGAGGCTATATAGTGTAACAAAATCCATGCAATATATATTCCTGAAACGTTTATTATGACTACACCTGAATTATATATAGCATATCCATATAGTTTCATTTTACAAGAAATCTCCGGTAATAAATAATCAAAATTGAATGTTGATTGTTTACATAATTCTTTGTCTTGCTCTTCATGAATTTCTTCAATTGACATATTCTCAGTATTCTTTATATTATTACGATGTCTAACCATCATAATAATATTTATAATTTTATCTTTATGTAATTTGCAATATTATTTACCGAAACGATCTACTATTGTTTAGAGCATTATTCAGTAAAGAAGAAATTAACGAAACATCGCTGGTATTATTGGTCCCAAAATTGCCTGATATATCTCGAAAAATATTGTTGTCAAAATAAAAATCGAAAACTATCGAAGAATTTGGTGCAACATTTCCATCTCGAATAGTTGTCAATGGTTGTGTTATTTCCTCATTATTTGTAGGTGCATCCTGGTTTTCGGACTCACTTTGTTCTCTCGATTCGCTAGGATGATCAGTTGTTTCTCTATTCATATTTGGTTGGTAGTTCCGAATATCATATCTACACACAGGACATCGACAATTCGTCCTAAACCACGTGTTCAATTCATCTCTATTAAATATATGACCGCAAAAACGAATAACACTTACAATATCGGTGTCATTAAAATTTTCAAGTGATATAGGACAGGCTCTATTCATAGGAGAGACAATATCTCCATATTGAACTGTTCTAGTAGCCGTTTCGATTTGCGTTTGGGTAGGAAAAATGGCTATGGGTTGAAAAAAATTTTGCCAAAATTGAGAAACATTTGTATTTCTATGTGCATTGACATTTGTTCTAGTCGTCTCAGTTCTCGTATTTCTATTTCTATAAAGACGGTGATTTTGATTGTCATTATCATTTTCGTTATCATTCTCATTCTCATTTGTTAGGAAATCATAAAGCCCTGTATTTGCCGTAACCCTTCTTACATTAGACCGCATATGTGGTGGCGAGGTAATATGTTGCCTAAAATTATGTAAGCTAGATGAATGGGGTCTATAAAATTGGTTGCGTCGATTCGTATTCGTATACAATATTTGTGTCAATAAGTTACGAATTTCAGTATTCGTCTCATTTAATAAATGAATCGACTCCGACAAATTATTTATTTGTCTTATATTATCATTATACATACTGTTCAATATACCTATAAGCAACAAGTTCTCATTACTTATATTGTATTCTCTCGAATGGTTATTCGTAGGGTAGTTATTCATACTATGTATTATAATATAATATATATAATATATATAAAAAATATGTTTAAATATATTACTCTATTATAATTAATAGTAATAATTATGAATTTTGAAAAATATAAAAACAATGGCTTAAGTGGTCTTGCCAATCTAGGAAATACTTGTTTTGTAAATTCGTGTATACAAGTTTTGTCTCATACATACGAATTTAATAATTTTTTAGAGGAAGACAATTATAAAAGAAAATTAAAAAATAAGTGCGATTCAGCATTAGTATTAGAATGGGATAACTTGCGAAAAATAATGTGGACATCCAATTGTGTTGTGTCACCTGGTAAATTTATAAAAACAATTCAAAAAGTAGCCCAAATAAAGGGAATGGGAATCTTTACTGGGTATTCACAAAACGACCTACCAGAATTTCTTTTGTTTTTAATTGATTGTTTTCACACGGCATTATCTAGAGAAATAAAAATGACTATTTCTGGAAATCCTGAAAATGAAACAGATAAAATTGCGATTCAATGTTTCGAAATGATTAAGAGCATGTATTCCAAAGAGTATTCTGAAGTATGGAACTTATTTTATGCAGTGCATGTATCCGAAATTACTCATTTAGAAACTGGAAAGCAAATGAAAATAACTCCTGAGCCTTATTTTATGATTGATTTACCTATACCTCCTGAAAATAAATCCCCAACCCTCATAGATTGTTTAAATCATTACGTAGAGGGAGAAGTATTAGACGGCGACAATGGTTGGTATAACGAAAATACCAAGGAGCGAATAAATATTAGGAAAAAAATACAGTTTTGGTCTTTTCCAAATATTTTAGTAATAGATTTTAAAAGATTTAATAACCGCTTTCAAAAAAACCAAATTCTTATTCAATTTCCATTTGATTTAGACTTGTCTAATTATGTAATTGGATATAAAAAAGAAATGTATAAATACGAATTATATGGTGTTTGCAATCATAGTGGCGGCGTAATGGGTGGACATTATACCGCTTATGTTAAAAATGCAAATGGGAAATGGTATCATTATAACGACACAAATGTAGCTGAAGTTGGCTTGGTTGAATCCATTATTTCTCCAAAAGCATATGTGTTATTTTATAGAAAAAAGTCGACCTAATTATACACACTTGAAGATAAAATTATTATCTAGTATTTTTAGACAATAATTTTTTAGCCAATAAATTTTTAAACCAATAATTTTTTAGATAATATATTGTAATTATATTTTTTATACATATTTATATATTAGAAATGGAAGTAGTAAATACAACATCAACAACTGACCCAGTCCATATGTATAATTATTTAAATAGTTACATTTTAAATCCGATGGTTTTCGTTATCTTATTCATAATCATCATTTCATATTATGTGTTTTCATCTGTTGGCGGCGATTCGTCTAGTTTAGGAAATAGTCAAAGCACTAGTGGTAGTTCTGATAAAGGCTCTACCATAATAGGAATCATTATTATTGCTATATTGCTGGTTCTCATTGTTATTAACGCATTTCAATACTTTTTTAGTATTAATGTAACCGCGTATGTTCAAGGGCTATTTACACCTAAAACATCCGTTGATATTGTGGTGGACCAAAGCACGTATCAACCAGCACCTGTTCCTGAAATCAAAATAAAAAAACAAGTGTTCAATATACCAGGAAACTATTATAATTATGAAAATGCTAAAGCGTTATGTAAAGCATATGGATCCGATTTAGCGTCATATGACCAAATAGAACAAGCCTATAACAATGGAGCGGAGTGGTGCAATTATGGTTGGTCCGCAAATCAGTTGGCATTATTTCCAACACAAAAACAAACATATAATACTTTGCAAAAAACACCAGGACACGAAAACGATTGTGGTAGAGCAGGAATCAATGGAGGATATATAGCAAATCCAAATGTCAAATTTGGGGTAAATTGCTATGGTTATAAACCAAAAATGACAAATGAAGAAGAAGAATTAATGAAAACTGCTACTCCATACCCAGAATCGGCCAAGGACATTGCGTTCCAAAAAAGAGTCGATTATTGGAAAAATAAAGTAGATGAAATCTTGGTATCGCCATTTAATTATAGCACATGGGGGTCCTTTTAGTCACATCAACTCATTCTTCATAACGTACAATGTCGTCTTCCCCTAAATAATTACCTATTTGGGTAACAATGATTTCAACTGCATTGGTTCCCATATTTTCTATTGAATGCGGTGTTTTTTCAGGAATGCAAATAGAATCGTTAGTTTCTAACGTGTGTAAATCATTGTGTTTTTGTATTTGTACACTACCTTTTACGATGACCCAGTGTTCACTTCTCTCATGATGACTTTGTAATGGTATTCTTTTTCCTGGATAAATACATATTTTTTTAACTTTATGGTTGCTGTGATCATCTTCATATAACAATGTAAACCATCCCCATTGACGCTCATATTTTTTACTCATTATACACTTTATAATGAATAAAAAGGAAATCTTTAAGATATTTTCTCATCTATCATAATTAAAGTCTATTATTTGTCTAATCCGTATTTTCGGGATTTGCTATGCCTAGTTCATATAAGACATAGGAGCTCTCATAAAGAATACATGAATGCTCATAAGTATTTTTACTTTGTAATATATTCAAATAGAAATCTATCGTATAATATATAAACGCAAATAAGGTTAAAAATCGAGTTAATCTATATGCATTTTTTAAAAAAAATAATGGAAATACGATAAATATAGCGTCTTGTTTTAAACTTTCTACAACAGATGGTTTTTTTTGAATCAACCTTCTACAAATAGGACAATTTCCAGATGTTTCATACCAATAATGTAAACATTTTTTATGAAGCCAACCGTTGCAAAGACACATTTTTATATAATCGGTTTGCTTAAATAATTCTATGGGTGTCGTTTCGTTTTCTATAGATAATTCATAACAAATGAAACATTCGTTTTCTTCTTTTGTTGGCTCATTTGTCATTTCATTTATTAGTTCTTGGGTTTTTTCAATTTCATAATGTTCCATAGTTCGGAATAGCATTATTATTATATACTATAACTATATAGTATACTAAATTCTAAGTGGTAATTTTTGTTTAGTATTTTTTATTTTGTTTTATTTTTTATTTTTTATGTCTTTTTGTTCCTCCTTTTTTTGTATGGGTTTTGTTGTTATATTTATTTTTTTTGGTAAATTTATATTTATTCTGTTTTTTTAATGTATTTTCGTGTTCCTTGACAAGTCCTAATAATTTGTCATGCAATTCGTCGTCGATTTCATCGCTTTCTTCATCACTGTCATCCTTATATTCACCTCCTATTTTATTACCATAACTTAGAGCCCAGTTGGGTATCACCAAACTATCGAATAAATCAGAAACCTTATTAGAATCTCCTCCGCCTCCAACTCGAGTGTTTAAAGTCATGATTGGAGAGAACCCTGCTTTCATCATAATAGAGTTCACATTGAACCCTCCAGAATAAATACCTTCTGCACTATCCGTATTAAATACTAATTCATTCGCTCCTATTTGTCCCATATTTGTCATATTATTCATATAAATATATCTATATTTATTAATTGCTAGAAAAGCGCTTTATTTCAGGGACAGTTTTAATTGCTCTTTTTTGTCTTATGTGTTCCATTATTAGGTTCACTTGAGATTCATTTTTGATAACTTCGCTTAATGTCTTTTCTAAATATTTAAATGTTAGTGGTTCTTGGACCTTTGTGTTGACAAATTTAAGTTTGCCATCACTAATTTTAACCGTAGCATTAGAGAGATTATTGGTGGAAGCATAACTAGTAATGTTTTGTTCCAATATATTACGTTTGTCTCTTAATTCTTTGGTTTTTTCGTTTAATTGTTTTAATTGATTATCTAATTGAACCCATTGTTGTATTTGATTTTCAAAGCTCATTATATATTATTTTTATAAGATAATATATATCTTGTATTCTATCTTATTACAAAGGTTTAATGTCTTCTTCGTTTATGAGTTTTACCTCCGTGTTTTTTACGTCTAAATGATTGTTGCATACCTAAAATTCCAAATGGAACGATGGCTTGGTTAATCACTTGACCCCAAAGACCACCACGTCTTCCTCTACTTCTACCTGCAGTGCGTCTTCTACCTGCGGATTGAACCAACGATAAGTTTTGCGCAGAAGGGGTGCCTGCTTGGGTACTCCATTGTCCTTGTGCACCCACATATTCCGTCCCTACTCTTCCTGCATAAGGGCCTGTTTGGTCAAATGTTCTAGCAATTTGCTCATTTACAGAACCGTTTACATGAGTGCCGTATGAAGCACCTGAAGAATAATTACCGCCTCTTTGATGGCGACTTCTACTAAGACCGCGACTTCTACTACGACTACGACTACGACTTCTACTACGACTTCTATTTGCCATTTATATTAAATGAGAATAAAATAATATACGTCTAAATAATTTTTGAAATAGCCTGTTTATTTCGCAATAAACTAATCAAAATAACGAGTATCGCTAAAATCATTATAAAAATGAGAAATACTAACGCTACCGTTATGTAAATATATGGATTGATTTCATATAAAATAAAATCAATGACCGGTTTTAATAACATTTTAAATTCATTTTTTATATCATCCCTCTTTAAAATATCTAAACATTGTTGAACCAAAGAATCTTTCATAATAAATAAAAATAAAAATTTTCCAAATATTTTGCGTGTTATTTTTTTTAAATTTTTCTATATTTTCAGTAATATGGAAAACATTATTGAACCAAATGAGAGATTTGATTTTACAAAACTTACTTTAGCACATCCAGTAGGTATTCAGGGTGGCGCATATTTTACTAAACTTGAATATAACAATAAACCTTTATATATTCAAACGAATAAAAGTCAAACACGACAAGGTTTTGTTAAAACAGGTAAAAAATATTACTGCGACTTAATGTTTGATAAAAACTCTGAAGCACTCATACATTGGTTCGAAAATTTAGAAGAAAGGTGTCAAAAACTCATATTTGAGAAAAGATTTAACTGGTTTCAAAATAATTTAGAAGAAAGTGACATAGAAACAGCTTTTAACTCTACAATTCGTGTTTATAAATCTGGCAAATATTATTTAATAAGAACAAATATTAAGAATAACCATAATAATTTACCCGCTATTAAAATTTATAATGAAACTGAAATACCATTGACGATGGAAGATGTAAAACCAGAAACAAATATTATTTCGATTTTAGAAATACAAGGCATTAAATTTACATCTAGAAATTTTCAAATTGAAATTGAGGTGAAACAAATGATGGTGTTGGATAACGAACCTATTTTTAATAATTGTTTAATTAAAACAAATAAAGCGAATCAAAATAATTTAGAAAGATTACCAGAGATTAAACCTTTAGATGACGATATAACACTAGGAGACGTAAAACCTTTAGACAATGATACAACTTTACAGGACGATATAACATTAGAAGGGGTGAAATCTTTAGAAAACGATACACCTTTAGAAGATGTAAAGTCTTTAGACAACGAGACAACCTTAGACAACGAGACAACCTTAGACAACGAGACAACCTTAGACAACGAGACAATTTTAGAAAATGTTACCATTTTACAAAATGATAAGAAAGAGGAAGCTTTTGATAGTAAAAGCACTATAAATAGAGATGATATGTCACAATTACAAGAGACCGAAAAAATAAACGATTCCAATAATTTAGATAAATTTGATGCACAGCCTGAAACACCTATTGTTGATGATAACCAAATAAATCTAGAAAAGAATGCACCAGACGAACTCGGAGAGTTAAATGAGCAAAGAGACAATGAAGACGTTACTGAAATGTTAGAAGGTTCAATATCTCATAATATTCATTCAGAACTTTCTGAAAAAGCGGATGGTATTTCTTTAGAAATAGAAGATTTAAACATATATGACGATATTTTAGATAACTTAAGTAATTTAGAAACAATTCAATTAAAAAAGCCTAACCAAGTGTATTTTGAATTATATAAAGAAGCTAGAAATAAGGCAAAAATAGCTAAAAAGACAGCGCTTTTAGCATATTTAGAAGCAAAGAATATTAAGAAAACATATATGTTAGAAAATATATATGATAGTGATAGTGATATTGACGAAGAAATTGATGAAGTTTCAGAAAGTGAATTAGAAGGACTTTAATTTTAATAAAAATGTTTTACCCAATGTTTTACTCAAATGTTTAGAATAATTAATATGTATTCTAAAAATTATTTTATCATTAATTTTATATAATGACAGTCTCTTTGAAGAAGTTATGGAATGACTATGGAATTGGAGCCATTATTGTTTTATTAATTATCGCATATTGTGTTAGTTTATTTGCTGGTTATTTAGGTGCAAAGGGTATGGTTGGTTCGGAGTCAAATGCTCAAATGCAAAAACAATACAAAAATACAAATGCACAAATGTCAGCAGGAGTCCGCGCATCGGACCCTAATGGAAACGAGGTCTTTGCGGCGGCAAATGGTGTACAAACAAGTATGCCAGGTGTCCCTTCATCGTGCTCTAAACCAAATATTCAAAATCCTGCCGAACTTTTACCTAAGGATTCTAATTCCCAATGGGCTCAATTAAACCCTTCTGGTAAAGGTGAGCTTGCCAACGTTAATTTATTAAAAGCTGGTTACCATATTGGTATTGATACTATTGGCCAAAGTTTAAGAAACGCCAACTTACAAATTCGTTCTGAACCTCCTAACCCACAGTTGTCAGTAGGACCATGGAACCAGTCGACAATTTCTCCAGACTTTCAACGTGTGCCTTTGGAGATAGGCAGTGGTGCGCAATAAATGATTTATAACATTTGTTAACATTATGGACTCATGTTATAATTTCAATTAATTCTCAAAATCTTTATATTCATCATTTTTACATATATAAATATTTTGAACTCTATTTTCATTTGTAATTTTTTCAATTATTTCACATAATTCACTTAACCAATCATATTTATCTGTAAATATATCTTCCTGTAATATTCTTATAACCGAAAAACCATTTTCATTAGCACATTTCATTTTATATAAATCCCTAATTTTATTATGCTGCGGTGATTTCCATTTGGCTACTTGTTTCCAATGTTGAACTCCGTCTTGTTCTATGATTATCTTTCTCTCTTCAATTACAAAATCAAATGGTAAATGCCTTTTATCTTTACACCAATCAACTTTATACTGAGACTTTAATGATGGATATTTATTTATTAAGGTTTTATTTAATTTATCTTCGGTTTTATATCTACATTTTGGACACCAAGAACCATGTGTAATATGACATAATTTACTTTCAAATTCATTATTACATTTATCACAATCAAATATAAATATTTCAGCACTACTTTTAAATACTTCAATTGGTTTCTTTTTATTTTTATATGACCAATTTTTACTTCTATCAATTGAAGCAAAGGATTTATTATGACAGATAAGACAATTCTTATCTAGAGAACATATTATAACATTAGCACAATAATTACAAGTGTTTCCTCTTGTTATATGACTTAATTTTTGTCTAAATGTATGTTGGCATTTTGGACATTCAAATAAATATTCTTTATGTGATTTTTTGAATAATTCTTCTGGAATATCTTCGTTTTTATCTGACCAATTTTCAGAATATTCAACAGAAGCAAAACATTTATCAAAACATATTTTACATTTTTTATCTTGACTACATATTTTTTTATTAGCACAATATGGACACCATCTACCTACATTAACATTATTCAGTTGGATATCAAAATCATGACCACACTCACAATCAAACCAGAATTTCTTATGTGAATTTAAGGCTACTTCGTTTGGACCAATTGCGTTTTTATTGGACCAAAACTTCGATTTAGGATGTTGCGAAAACATATAGTTATTATTATATAACATAATTTTATTTCATTTATTTTTATTACGATATTATTTATTGTTTTTCTCCACTTTTTATAAAAGTGGATTTTTTGCTCTACTTTTTATAAAAGTAGATTATATGGAGAAACATAGTATATTTTTTTATATTTTTATAGGATTTATTCTTTTTCTTTGTTTAGCTATATATTATCAATCAGACGCATATAATCTCAAATGTATCATAGCATCGGAAGACGGAAATCGTTATTGCGTTAGAGAAAGGGAAAAACTAGAATTAGCCGCAAATCTTTTAGCACAAGTTACCCAAAAAATGAAAGATATGGTTACCTATATGAATTCCAAACATCCAGAAGATGACCGCACCAAACGGCTCGTGGAAGGTTTTAATCCAAAAAAAATCAGCGAAACATTACCCACCAGCGAGTTAACTGCTTATAGTGAAAACAAAGGAGAGAAAATCGCCTTTTGTTTAAACACTACCAAAGAAGGTAATAAACTAATCGATATTAATACCCTCACATTTGTTGCCTTACATGAGTTATCACACATTATGACCGAATCTATTGGACATAAACAGGAATTCTGGGAAAACTTTAAATTTTTATTACAAAATGCAAAAGAAGCAGGTATTTATGACCCAATCGATTATAAGAAATCACCTCAAGAATATTGCGGTATGACTATAAACGATAACCCATATTATGATTTGGCATAAATTCAATTACCGTTATAATGATTGACAGCTTCTATTATATTATTTATACAGACTAATTTTTTTTGTATAAATGCGATTCTGCTTTCATTTCCGGTGGTTTCTTTCAATTCATCTAATTCACATAATAATTTAATAGCGCTGGCTATGCCTTTTTTACGTATTTTCTGGCAAAAATTCTTTGTCAAATATGTCATTACAAAGTAAAAGAATAAGCTTTTAATTTATTTACCAACGATAATAAATTAAAAATAATAATAGATTTATATATATGTCAAAATCGTCATCTATAAATTCATCAGACACAACAAAGAAAGAATCTTTAGATACCCATATATATAAAATAAAAAAACTAATAAATGGAGATATAGATACTATATACGTTTTTAATGGTAGAAAAAACGTAGAATCAGACGAAGAATTATTTAAGAAAATATTCACTGACGAAGAAAATGAACAAATTAAGAGACAACGAGTATCTGTAAAGTTTTCGGACCAACAAATCCATTTTGACGATTCTATTGGCACAATTAAAATTAAAATACTGAATGAACTCAAAAAGGAGTTGTCCTTAGATGAAATGTATCTATATTGCCAGAAAATAGAAACGTTAAATGCGGTGTCTGTGTATCAATCACTTACACAAAAAAACAAACTGGAATTAACCAAACTCAGATTAGAACAATTCATGTCCAATATTGTTAGTGATGAACATGGTAACCCAATTAAAATGCCAGAAGAGAAGGATTTTTATACATTTGATGATATTTTTGAAATGAAATTCGATAATAAAAAATATATTGTAAACAAAGTGTTAGGTCAAAAATTCTTTATTGTTGAAAATGAATATCCGTTTGTATGCAATCCTTATATGGTCAATGACTATGACAAATTTCTAGAAAAATCTGCTCGAAAATCATTAACCACCTTAAATAGCCATTTATTATTAAATAGTGGAAACATTGTCGATAATAGCATTTATTTATGCTTGGCGGAAGACGTGATTTCTTATATGGGTAGAAAAGAATTATCCGAAGAAACAACTATGAAAATCTATTATCCATTTTTATATAACAAAAATATTAACAATTTGGAAGACATTGAAAAACATAGAAATAAATTAATTCAAGGGAACCAAAAATTGCTGAGCGAGAAAACGCTGAATACATTTAAAACGATTGACATGTTTTATGATGTGTATCATTTCAAAAAAACCGAATTAAATTACATTAGCAAAGGAATTAAATATATTAAAGCGGTTTTACGACCAGAATTCTCCATTAAAATTCCTCTGGAAGTGATATTTAAAGTGGTTCATGCCACTTCAGAAAACCCATTGATTAAATATAATCCTTCGTCTAGACAAGAAAACGTTTATAGACTTTTTACAGACAAAATTGCCACCGACGGTAGAAAAATCCCTTCTTTAAAAAAAGCGACCATTTTCAAATTAAAAAAAACAATTGCTAGAAGTAAGTCTGTTGCGGTGTATATAGAGACTACGAATATAGAAACGACGCATTCTTTAGTGTGTGAGTTTGACGAAGAAGGTTATATAACCATCATTTCAGAATTTACTACTGGTGTTACTATACATGATATAAATCAAATATTTAAAACCGCAGTGAATCCAATTATTACAGAAATAAAAAAAAATTTAGAACAAAGTGGATACAAATTAAATGTATTTAATAATGTAGACGACGAAAACGTTGAAATCAAACAACTTACCTACGAAACACAAATAAAAATTACAAAGCCATTGGATATTGATGCTTACCAGGGTTGCATTTCTAGTGTTTTTATTAATGAAACCAATGCCTTCAAAGGAAATACAATAAAGTTGCGTTTTAAGCGTGTAGCAAATTACAGTAATTTTACAAGTCAAGAAGCGTTTATTTTAGAAAAATCCGAGCAGGGGTTAAGAGGTGACCAAATTATAGAAGCTCTTTTGGAAAATTTTAAAGATGACTTAAATCGTAAAGAAGCCGAAGAAATGGTGAGAAAAATTGCGAATGAGCTGGAAATTGAACATGGTGTTAGAAAATCTGATATTAAAATTAAGAGCAGTCCAGGATTTAAAACGAATATATCCCTTGAAAAGGAAACTGGTATTATAACAATTGTCACTGAAAACATTAACAATATCAATTATTTATATTCTTTACCCATTTATTTAGACACTTTAGTTCGATTGACACAAGATAAGAATTCTACTGCGTATCCTGTGAAAGAGATAAACCATTTATGTTTAACAAAGGAAAAACATGATATATTTGTGGATGACATTATTTCAACATCAGAAGAGTCGGCATTAAAATCCGAAATTCCTTCTCTCGAGCCAGGTGACGAAGAAGTGCAATACAATAAATTTCAAACTGTGGAGGTGAATAAACCAAAGGGCGCAATGAGTTTATTTTTTGATGATGACGATGATGACGAAAATGAATCAAGTAATGAATATGGGGGTGGTAAGGATATGGAAATAGAAATTTCAGGAGGAGACGATGATTCAGATTCATCTATTTCAAGTGAGAATGACAGCGAATCTAAGGCTCTAACATATAATGGGGTTGCAGTTCCTAGTGGGTTAAGTAGCGGTGATTCTATAGAATCGAATGATGCATCTATTGACGCATCTCCTGAAGAATCTAAAATAAATGATAAATCTAATGCCAAATTGGATTCATTTGATATAGTTTCTTCTCCAGAAAAATCAGAAGAATCCGTTGCATCAGAAGAATCAGAACAGCCTCTAGAGGAAGAGGCCATTGTAAAAGAAAATACTATTGTACCAAAAGAACCAGAAAAACCAGAAGGAGAATCAAAAGAACCAGAAAAACCAGAAAAACCAGAAAAACCAGAAGGAGAATCAAAAGAACCAGAAGGAGAATCAAAAGAACCAGAAGGAGAACCAAAAGAACCAGAAGAAGAAGACCCAGAAGAAAAACCAGAAATGGATGACAACTCTTCAGATGAAGATGAAGATGACGTAAGAAATATTGATGGAATGAAACTAAACAAACCATATTATTTTCAAACTCTTATCGAAAAAAAGGACCCTGTATTGATTTTAAAAGAAGACACCCCACAATTTAATTCTTATCCTAGAACATGCAGTTCGAATATGAGAAGACAACCTGTTATTTTAACAGACGAACAACTTGCCAAAATCAATAAAGAACACCCTGGGTTTTTACGTGATGAAGATGTTGTAAAATATGGTTCGAATCCCCAAAAACAATTTAATTATATTTGCCCTCGCTTTTGGTGTTTAAAAAACAATACTTTTGTTGACCCTAATGATTTAAAAGAGGTCGTTGGAAAAGACGGCGCAAAAGAATTGGTGCATCCTACCTGCGGTAAAGTATTACCAAAAAATGAAAAGAAAGTGAAACCTGGTTATTACATATATGAATTTTATACACCAAAACCTGGTAAAAAAGACCAAAAAAAATATCCCAGTTTAATACCTGATTCACATCCAAACGGTTATTGTCTTCCTTGTTGTTTTGATAAATATAATACAGAAGGCAGAATGAAGGCTATGGATAAATGCATAAACAAAGACAATAAACCGGAAAAAGGTGAAGACGAAGAAAGGCGCGACAATGGCGAAGAAAAACATGGTGCTCCGACAAATATCAGAAAAAAAGTAATCGAAGACAAGGAAGAAGATGAATATATTAAAGGACCTGACAAATTTCCTCTTGAACCTGGACGATGGGGCTATTTACCTGTAGAAATTCAATTAATGCTACGTGAAGTAAATGCGGATTGCCAAATAAGTAAAACAAATACCAATCTAAAAGATAATCATCCGTGTTTGCTTCGTCATGGTGTAGAAGTGAATAACAAGCAATCTTTTATAAGTTGTATATCAGATGCTATCTTCTTCGGTAAAAGGGTCCTGGATGAAAATAATAAACCCACAAATCAAATGGCAAAAAATTTGACAATTAAGGAAATGAGAGAACGTATCATAAAATCTATATCGATTGACACATTCATCACGTATCAAAATGGTAATTTGGTAACCGATTTTAACGATTATAATAAAACCGTTGATGTGAATAAATATAAAACCACAAAATTATTTGCAAAATTAGATATGAAAAAAGAAGACGATAAGTTATATTATTCAAAAGTTGTTTCAGCATATGAAAATTTTATTCGTTTTTTAAGAGATGATGATGCGCTGATAGACCACACCTATTTATGGGATATTATAAGTATGCCAAATAAGTTTTTGTTTCCAAATGGGGTGAATCTTATCATATTTCAACTTCCCAAAGATGATATAACAAATAATGTTCAATTATTGTGCCCCACAAATCATTATTCGTCTGAATTTTACGAAGCTAGAAAACCAACAGTTATTTTAATGAAGGACGACGGATATTACGAACCCATTTATTCATATTCTACAAATAATAAAAAAATATCTATTACAAAAGAGTTCAAAGAATATGACGCAAAATTATCGAAAACAATGCGTGTTGTATTTAAGGAAATCATTCGGCCCTTTTTCGATTTAATATGTAGACCATTAGAGAGTATGCCAAATGTGTATAAAGCAAAGCGTCCTCTTTTGCTTTCTGATTTGGCGCAAAAATTAGATAAATATGAATATTCCATTCAAAAAATGGTGGTAAATTTCAACAATAAGGTTATTGGTGTTGTTGCCGAAGAACCTGAACCATCCAAACGAAGTGGATTTATACCATGTTATCCTTCGGCAATTGACGAAGATATTAAAAAGGGACTAGATTTTGTATTTATGACCGATGTCACATTGTGGAACACGTATATTGATACCGTTCAGTTTTTAAATAAATTGGATAAAAGAAGTAAAAAACGCAGAGCGGAGCCTGACATTCCTTGTAAGCCTGCATTCAAAGTGGTTGAAGATGAACATGTGGTGGGGATTTTAACAAATACAAACCAGTTTATACAACTTTCTCAACCGATTCGATTAGACGAAGTAGATGCGGATTTAGAGTTGCCTTCGCTTGATAACGATAATTATATCGTGAATGTAAAAGCAAAACCTATGGTTTATGCCGACACTGAAATAACGGTAAAACAAGACGTAGATAAAGACCGCGTGGATTATATAAAAAAAATACGCATGGAAACGAGTTTTTATAATGTATTTCGAAGTACGATTCGTATTTTAATAAATGATTACGAAAACGCCAAAATTCGAGAGAAAATAGAAAATGAAATGTTCAAGGAATATATTATTTATTCGGAAAAATTAAAAAATATCGACGATTTATTACGTGAATTAGTAAAAGATAAAATACAATTTACAGGTGACGAGAATTATTACAAATTAATAAATGAGGTATCTACCTGTATCATGAAAGATAAAGAATCTTGTTCAGCTACTCCGAATTTATGTGTGGTTACGGAAAAAGGAAAATGCAATTTAATACTTCCTGAAAAAAATCTCATTACAAATAAAGTTAACGAGCCAATTTATTATGGTAGAATGTCAGATGAGTTAATTAGATATAATAGAATTAAATCATTTATGCTTCAACCACAAACATATTTGTCCTTTGGTAATATTAGCTACAATTTAAGAGATAACGAAATCATATTGATTGAATCGTTATTAACACAGGAATACTTTGAAACATTGATACCTTCGGTTACCAATAAATATATCAAACACAATTCATATGATGAAGTGGAACCTATTATATCTCAGGTATACGATAATACCGTGAATATGCTCGATGACAGTAAAAAAATAAATGAAGAATCTTGCGATAAAACAGAAAAAGACCATATTACGTCTGGAGTGTGGAAAAACTGTTTTCCTGCAAATTTTACTGAAATAGAATATGATAAAAATATTTCTTGCTCCTTTAAAATTATTATTGAATTGATAGAGAGGAAAACTGGTAATAAATTAACCATGAATCAGATAAAAAATGAGCTGTTTGAAGAATATAAAAAGTATTTGGCTGAATATGGCAAGAAAATTGTAGATATTTTAATTTTAGAGGGTAAGAAAACATTGGGAGACCAAGTTCACGGAGAAATTATATCGTTTGCCAGCTTGATATATACGGATAAATATTTTTTAACAACGCTGGATTTATGGCTACTTGTGACGAAATATGAAATACCTACGATTTTTATATGTCAAAAGTGGATTTTACAGACGAAATACGAAAAACATGAGATGGTTGGTTATGGTAATAAAGAGGACAAATTTGCGTTTATTTTGCTACCAGGATTTGGACCAGAAAAAATACCCAAGTATAAATTAATTAAAAGTAATGATGGTGAAGTCTTTATTTCACTGGACAAATTAAATGGGGAATGTTTAGACAGAATATATAATTTATTTGAAGACGTTATGGTTATAGAAAATTATTTGAAACATTTTACAAAACCTAAAAAGACGAACTATGAGAAAAAACAACCGCGAAAATTAATCATTGAAAGTGACTAAATTTGCGTATATATTACATACTACCTACATACTACCTACATACTACCTACATACTACCCATATACTACCTACATATTATGTATTACATATTTTACATAATATATATAATCAGAATGTAGTCTAACTCATAGAGTCTATGTCTGAAGTATCATCATAATCTTCGAGTTGTTCCACCGTTACTGCGTTATTTTCTACAATTTCGTCATCTTCATCGTAATCTTCATCTTCATCGTCATATACTTCATTATTGTTGTTGTCGGCTACTTGATTGTTGTTGATGCGGTCGTCTTCATCTTCATCATATTCTTCTTCATAATCATCATCATCATCATCATCATCGTTAAAATTTATATGATTCACAAAATTAAATGTAAATGACCGTCGCACGACAACTGATTCATTTACATAAATAGCATCATTATATTTTAAATGGTCTGATAAATATTCAGTATTTTGTTTTTCCACATTATTAAAAGCTATATGTTTATCATTAAACTCAACAACTCTACCAGTCAATACTCTTTTAAAATCATCCGCGTAATTGGTTACAATTTTATACGATTTTCTACCAAATTGTGGATTAAACTTATGAAACATGATTAGTTTTTGTTTTAAAATATAAGACGCTTCCCTTCTTTTATGCGCTAAATACGAATATTGAGACCTCATAAATAGTAACAAATATGGTTTCATTATTTTTATTAATTTATCTTTTGGAAACTCTTTATGAATTATTATTCTATGATGTAGAAATAATTGTTTGCAATATTGATTATAAAAATCAATCATACTTTTAATTTCATCAATCAAAATATTTGACGGCGAATTTTCTACAAAATGTTTTATAGAATATTCCCTCAAAACATATTCATTGTTAATTTTAAATGATGTGAGATTAAAGTCTACGTTGAAAAATTTAAAAAATAATTCAGGGTAATAATCGGTTTTATAACGTATATAAAAATATATATTATACAAGGTTGATTTCTGAAATGGTATATTATCGTATGGGTTTTTAATACACTTTGGTTCTGAAAAATGCATATGTGAATTTGTTAAAGCACAATTTATAATTTTTATCAAATCGTTTATATGAAATAAATATTTCGATTTGTTATGAAAGATGCATATAACGTTTTTTCCATTTGGGGTCAATTCGTTTAAACACATATCGGCATTTACAACGATTTTGGCCCTTTTGAATTTATAATGATACACAAATCTATTTAATATGTGGTATGCATGTTGGATTTTACAAAAATAATGAATAAAGCTCTCCTCCTTGCTATTTTTTATTAAAAAATTTTCCAATGTTTCCTTTAAAAATGTGAATTTATTTTTGACATTGATTTCTTTCGTTAATAGCAACTCAAAAAACGATTTGATAATATTATCAATACCATCGTCTATGTAATTGTATAAAAAAACATTGTTATCTGTTTTTAAAATATTTTTGATTATTAATTTGTAAGTAGACATTATATAAATATCATAATTTATATTTAATATAATTAAAATTAAATATACATTTATTACATTCAAAACTAAACTAGAGTGATCATGAGAAATTTTACCAAAGTGTAAAATCTACTATAAAAAATATTATCTATAAAATAAAAATTTCCCCGCTACCTGAATCGAACAGGTGACATTTTGATTACGACTATTCATCAGATCTTGGAATCTACAGTCAAACGCTCTACCAACTGAGCTAAGCGGGGTTATTCAAATGGAACATCTCGGAGAGAATGAGAACATGAATATATATAAAGGGTCTCATACATTGAAAATTGGTTACTTTTGTGGAAATATTTTTCGTTTGTAATTCTGTCTTCTAAGTATTATATAAAATGTAAAAAAATTTTTATTTATTTTTTACATTTTTATTGTTTTTATTATTTTACTATTTTTACTACTATTTTTACTATTATTTTTAGAATCCTGGATTATAATTGTTATCTTTGCCCATATCTGTCTCTTTAATCGTAACAACGTTGTTTTGAATTGCTATCTTATTCACACCGCAAGGGTCTTCTGGGTTTTCAACATTTCCAAAGAATTTATCAATTTCATCCTCTATATTCATTGGTTTATATTCACTCGTTGCTTCCAACTTTTGCATCTCTTCAATGTCCAAGACCACTTGGAAAGCACCTGTACCAAAGAAACCCTCTTGACCACACATTACATTTGCAGATACACCTCGTAAAGTATCTAGTTCCGCATGTCTAGCCGCCTTCAAGAACATTTCAGGCGTTTCTTCAAACGAAGCCTTGGCAATAGGCCCAATATTGTCATTATTAATGCCATGTCTGAATATGGAAATCAACTTGTGAGTAAATGTCATTCTATCAACCAATACACTATAATTATGGTAGTTAATATAGGTGCCATCAAATTCTACAACTTCCACCAATTCGTTATAAATGGCTTGTCTAGCGGCTTCAATACCAAGCACGTTGTAAATTTCTATGATATCATTACTCATGGTTCTTTTATTGTCAATGAAATCTAAACCTAATACGTCTAGTAAATTCGTACCTATCGTATCTAGAACCCATATATCCTGCTTCTTGAAAACGCCATTATGTTCTATCATGTTATCAACAATTTTTCTTAAAATTACTTTGTTAATACCTTTGATACCTCTTAACACCACGTTTTGTAAAAGTTGTTCTTGGAAATTTTTCAAAATATAAATTTGGTCGGATTGGTCTAATGGATTCACTTTTGCCTTTTTCACACCACCTCTTCCACTACCAGCTTTCATAACTTCACTCATCCGTATTCTAAACACTAGTTTATCCGCATTGAAATCAGAATAAATGCAATTTATTTGGTCATCATAACAATTTTTCAATGTGAAATTAACATCGTCCATCGTAATATTTTTCTCCAACATGACTTCAGGGTCCATCACCATTCGAATAATCCATTTTGATTTCTCGTTTTCGTCATTTTGAAGTGATGTTTCTGAACATTCGGAAACCATGTTTTCAAAAGCTCGGTATTGTTCAATGGTGTCTTTGTCTTCACTGATTAAGGTATTTAAATCATCAGGATCAAAACATACTTCAACGGATTTCACGATTTCTTCTAATTGGGTATGCTCCAACATATACATAATCGTTTGTGCTTTTTCCTTTAATGTTTCGTCTTCAGGTTTCAAGTAAATACTTAGAGAAGGGTTTTTAATATCACTTGATAATGACAATATTTCTTCGATTCTTGGCACACCACGAGTGACATTGGATTTAGATGCGACACCCGCAAAATGAAATGTATCTCTCAATGCGAGACCATTATAGATGTTAAAATTTCTTGTATCCGAAATAGTTAGATCATATGCGTAATTTGTCGTATTTTGAACCTCTTCAATACTCTTTATTTTATCGAAAATGACACCACTATATAAGTTTCTTCTTTCTTCGAATACGATTTCTCCATCGACTTCATTTGGAATAATATTTGCGTTTTTGTTGATTTCATATCTTGGATTATGACTCAAAATAACTTGTAAATTATCTTGCTTGTATTTCAATTTCATATTAAGTAGTCTAGCTAATTTATTAGCCTGTTGATTTCTTACAAATAATGTGTACATTTGATGAATATTTTCAGACGTTGTTCCTCTATTATTCTTTTCAGTTTTTGTTGGTTTTGTAATAAAACTATAAATATTCAAAATATTTAGTATTTGTTGAACATCTATTAACAAATCTTTAGACACAGAACACATTACTATACTTTTGTCTTTTTTATTGATAGTTCCATCTCCACCAATATAAGCATCTATAAATCCTAATAAACATTCCTTATTCGAAAATACAATTTTGTCAGAGACAAATTTATTATGACTTAGTTTACCACAACATTTTTCCAACAAACGACACAATACCGTATTATAAATTCTCAAGTCTTGGCTCGTCCATCCTTCTTTACCCTTATTTTCATTTCTGTATACTTTGGTCGTAATATTCCATTGTTTACATAATTCTAAAATAGGTGCAAAGTATTCTTCATCATTATTTGCGATAGACACTTGAAACTTGGTCATACATCCTTCTGCGGCATATGCACCAATCAAATAACCAAAATTGTAATCTAATGGAATATTTTCAGGAATGGTATAATCATTCATATTTGTTTGCAATGTGTAAACACAATTTGGCGCAAATGATGTTTTTGTATTACAACCGTTTCTAAGTTTATCATTTACTTTTGCTACAAAACTATCACTGCGTTTATATGGAAGTGTAAATGATTTTCCCTGATGTTTTGACCACCAATGATATTCAGACATAACTTCTTTCGCCTTTTCGACTTCTGACGAATAAATATATTTTGTAGGAGGCAATACAGTTCTTACATTTAGTTCTCTTTTTTCTGTGAAATCAATACTCTGCTTGGAAACAGGTAAATAATCGCCCACCTTTAGACTGTCTCCTTCCGCCGGAAGGATTTTTCCATTCACCAATTTTAAGAATGATTTTGCCTTTGTTGCAATAACTTCACGTTCTTCATGTGTTGTTATTTTCAACATAGTATTTGTGCCATCTTTATTAATAACCGGATGTCTTGTAACTGCTTCAATTCTTTTCCATAGAATATTTCCATCTTCATCGCACGAAGGTATTTCATAATATTCTTCTACTTCTGCATATGTAGTATCTTTTTCTTTATAATATTCGGTTTTTTTAGCATGATTAATTTTATTTTCAATAAAATTTCCAATCTCGTATTTTTGTATTTCTCCAGCTGAATCTCTTACGATAATAGGTGTCTCGTATGTAACTGAATTGAGTGTCATCTGAGTTGAGACCTCACCGATACTTTGACCTGCAATCATGCCGACCATTTCTCCCGGTGCCACAATGGCTCTTTTATAGTCAATTGTTATGGTATCTAATAATAATGTCAATGCGGCCTTATTAAATCGCTTTATAATGAGCAAATCCTTTGGTGCTAAATAATAATAGAATAATGTCCTGAATAATTCAGTAGGTGGACTATAATAAATTTTCTTTAAATTATGAAAACATTTTTCTATCATTTCCAGTGCTTCAAAGGGCGTAATATCGACTAACGATGATATGGTAATATTACATTGTCCTTGGATATTATTAATGACATGGGCAAATGCAACTGGACAACTCACCGACGAATCACTCTTGTTTTTAAATACGTGTTTAATAATAGATTCGCGATTTTTAATCATCATGTCAATATATTCTTGCGTTTTATCCATGAACTCTTTGCTTTGTTTCTTATATCTGGCCAACGTATTCTTCAAGAATATATTACCGAGCGATTTTACACTGCTTTTTTCTTCTGGAACCAAGTAATGAGAATAAATATCTTGCGTGCTCATTGAAACAATTGGGATTTGTTGGTCTTCGCATTTAGTAGTGTCAATGTTATCATCTCCATAACAAAATTGGACGATTTTATTTTTGTTCGTGCGAATGGTCATATCATAGGCCACCATTAAATCTTCTAGACCCTTAATGAGTCTTCTTTGGATATAACCAGTAGAAGAAGTTTTAACGGCTGTATCAATCAAACCAACACGGCCACCCATTGCGTGGAAGAATAGCTCTTGAGGCGATAAACCATTAATGTAGGAACTCTCTACGAAACCGCGTGCACCTGGCGAATCGTCGTATTTAGTGAAATGCGGTAAGGTTCTATTTTCAAAACCATATGGAATGCGTTTGCCATCTACGTTTTGTTGTCCCAAACAAGAAATCATTTGAGAAATATTTAAATCTGAACCTTTTGAGCCAGCATTCACCATAATAACAAAGCGGTTATCTTTGCTGAGATTTTTAAGGCCGATTTTGCCTGATTCTGACGTGGCTTGATTTAAAATACTATTGACTTGTGTCTCGAATTCTTGTTCATTGGTCTTACCTGTATTGTTTTCAAATATGCCGATTTGAACTTGGTCGATTAAATTTTTAACGTCGGTCTTCTTCTTGGTAATAACTTGGACGATTTCGTCGTTGGTTTTTTGGTCGGAAATCAAATCACTTACACCTACACTAAATGCGGTTGATTTCATATATTCCGTTACTACGTTCTGCAAATCGTCTACAAATTTGGCGGATGCAAAATTTCCAAAATCGTTACAGACTCGTTGTAAAAGGCCCTTTGACCTTGCACCTAAAACGCTCTTGTCCATTTGACCGCGCATATAGGTTCCATTCTTGATTTCAATCACGGCATTCGATGTTTTTGCATCGTCTTTATCATCTTTGAATGCCTTTGTTTTATATTTCATTGATAGTGGCGGCATTATTTGACTCAATATGTCGAAATTTGTTACGCCTCCGTCCTTCTTTATGTCTTCTAACAGTTGGTGCTCGTTCACATTGTTAAACATCATTAGAATATTCATTGCGTCTCGCGGTGAGAAGCGGATGTTTGGCCTAGTGAACTGGTACGAACCAAGCATTGAATCTTGGTATATACCTATGATGGAACTGTTATTTGCTGGACTCACTATCTGATATGGCACTGCCGCCAAATTTTTAAGTTCTGCTTCGGACTCTGGGTCCTGTGGCATATGTAAATTCATTTCATCTCCATCAAACTTTTGCACAATTTATGCAGTCAATATTTTGTATATATTTTTGGTTTATGTCACCGCGTAAATTATGCACCCCCAAGGTTTCCCAAGAGGAAGGACTGTATCTTAAGCAGATTCAGGTTGATTAGACCATCATTATCCACCAACACCGGCGCAGTCTCTGAGTGCCTTCCATATCCTATCATAACGGACTTAGGATGTAACACTGCGGATTGCCCATTTCATACTTTTCAGTAATCATTTATCACTTTATTACCATTGGGTTCAGCTATTAACTGAGTTCCTCATTAATGTTTCCATTTGTGAGTGGTAGTGATAACTTTAGGGTGTCCCCGTCAACAAGGTGTTTTGCAAATAAATCAAAGTTGATTTATTCACTAGGGAGTAACACGCTTTTCACGCTCCCTGTTGCCAACCTCGATGGAATGTGACTTTATATCGTCACTAATAGTTGATCGGCATTGTAAGGCTTTGTCAAACCACCCCTAAGGTTTCCCAAAGGGCTAGACTATATCTTATACCTCATCAGGTTGGTTAAACCATCATTTGAGATCCACAAACGTTTAGTCGTTGAACCTTTCCCATACTCTTACCATAACGAGGTTAGGGACTTGGCTGCGGATTGCCCAATCCTTCGCTTTTTTACCATACCCGAGTTCTATCTCGGCCATCCATTGGTTTCCCAAATGAACTTGGTAGCGATTCACTAGTTTATTAGACTAGTTAGGCTCTATAGGGGTTTCCCGTCAATTTGAATGTGTTGCAAATAAATCAATATATACTTGAGGCAAATCAAGTTTGTTTTCTGTATGATATTCTACTAATTTTTTATAATGTTGTTCTACTTGTGACTTTATTATTTTGTTGTTTTTTGATAAATTTTCTTGACAAGATAAAGGCATTGTGTTTCGCCAATTAAAAGCAATAAGTTGTTGTTCTTCATTTTCTAAATTAAAACGCGATAAAGGAATAACGTGATCTATATGCCACTCATAACCACGATTTTCAAGAGTATAATTTGTATCATATTTTAATAACCAGTTTAAATATTCAGGTATAGTACAACCTAAATATTCAACTGTATGCTTTTTTTTATTATTTAAAGCACTAATTATTCTTGAACGAATTAATCTCTTTATTTTTTCAAGCGGTTCATCCCTTTCACAATCTTTACATTTTAATCTATTGTTACGAAAACAATCTTTATGTTTAATTGTTTCACAATACCTACATTTTTTATTGTCTATTCCCAATTCTTCTTCTTTCTTTTTATTCTTTTCAACAATTTTTTTTTGTTTAAATTCTGTAGAATTTTTAATCATTTTCATACGATGAGCTTCGTCTGTTTCATATTTAACTCTTCGTTTGTTGTTATTGCATTCAATACAGATTTTTCTATTTTTAATAAATAATGGTAACAATTTAGTTTTGCCACAAGAATTGCATTCTTGTTCTATTTCATTATTTATTTCTAGAATCTTGTACTTTTCTCTGCTTCTAACATTTCTACATTCCTTACAAATATTGCGATGGGGAATAAACAAACTTTCTATTTTTGTAACACCGCATTTTGAACAACATTTCTCTAAAGGTTTAGTATCTGTCACATCCATTTATTTTATATGTAGATTTTATTTTTATATTATTTTGCCTCATTATTGATTTACTCACTAGGAGGTAACACGTTTTTAACGCCTCCTGTTGCCGACACAAAGTCTATCGGCTACATTCATTCGAAAAGTATCACCACGTTTCATAATACGTGCAATGTGACACATCATCGACATCCTGTGCAAAGTAGGTTGACGATTAAATAGAATAGCATCTCCATCCATCATGTGACGATGAACCGTGTCCCCTTCTTCGAGGACAATAGATTTTCTATCTAAATAATATCGCAACGTAATCACTTCACCATTTTGTTTTTCCAACATTTTAGCTCCAGGCCACACATCAGGCCCATTTTGAACTAATTTTGTCAAGAAATCTTTATTAATTTTATTCACGATAACAGGTTTGGTAATATTTTTGGCAATTTTCATAGGAATACCGAGTTCACGAATTGAAATATTAGGGTCCGCAGTAATCACAGACCGAGCACTAAAATCAACACGTTTCGCCATCAAATTACCTCTCATACGACCGCCTTTCCCATTTAAACGGTCCTTGATTGATTTCAACGGACGTCCTGAACGCTGCGCAACCGACGCTACCCCAGGAATTTTATTATCCACTTGAGTCGCTACGTAATATTGCAACACCGTTGTCCAATCATCAACTACATTCGCAGGAGCATTATTTTGAATTTTATCTTGTAACGTTTTATTCGTTTTAATAATATTTACCAAAATATGACTCAAATCGTCTTCCGAACGTTGCTGCGCATCATGCTTTACAGATGGGCGCACCGCTGGAGGTGGAACCGACATCACTTGACAAATCATCCAATCAGGTCTCGAATAAACAGGACTGAATCCCATAAAATTAACATCATCGTCTGAAATTCGCTTAAAATTTTTCAATACCATTTCAGGCGTAACCTTGATAATAATTGGCTCCGCATCAGCAGTGTCATTTTTCCATTCAGCAAATATTGTAGCCAGACCCTCTTTTCGAATTTTATTTGGTTGTAATGTTCCGCACCCATCTTCGCTGTCATCACCACAACGTTTTACTTTGCTACATAATGAAAACACGTATTTCCACCGCGCGTCCCCTTGTAGTTTCAATGCTTGTTTATATTTATCTTTACTAATAAGTAATTTACTACATTTAAAACAAACACATCTCATACATTTTTGAATTGTGCTTAAGTATTGGATATAGAACACTGGTCGCGCCAATTCAATATGACCTGAATAACCTGGAGTCTGCATATAATCTAAACCATCGGTAGGGCAAATGAGCCCTGGCTCTAAAACACCCATGCGAGGGTCAAATAGACCACCAATGACCGGTTTATTATTTATATACGTATCTCTGCTGGTAATTTCAGCAACAGAACCCTTTCTAATTTCATCAGGGGACAGAATACTAAATTGAATTCCAATTACTTTTGAGCAATTCATCGTTTTATTATTGGAAGTTACAAACTTAGACATCTCTTATACTATAGTATAATAGATTTATATTGTTTTTATAAAATCAATTTTATTTAATAATCGAAAATTTCTTACACCCTTGGCAATTTAGAACGCCGCATTTAAAATGTGCATGGTAACGTTGCATTTGTACTGGTAAATCGTCGCAAAATGGGCGATTTAATTGTGCAAAAGGTGGAAAAATGTTTATTTGATAATATTTGAAGATAAAACTAACTTTTTATTTGTATATAATAAATACAAATGGAAGTAAAAAAGGGCAAATATACATTTTTTATAACTAATAATATTGAAACATGGAATGGTGTTATAACAGGAATAAATTATAAAATAGGTGGAAATATCCGCGATTGTGTTAATATTTCGGTTCAATTTGATAACAATGTGGCAGTTTCGGCTTCTATTCCACACGCAATGTACGACGAAGAATGCTCTATTTATGAGCCACTTGGTAGAGGTGAAGGTTCTATTATTATGATAAAAACACTTTTAATGCATATTAAAAGTTTGCATCCAGAACTGAAAAAAATTAGATTTGATGATATGTCTTCAATTGAATGCGCAACTGACGAAGACCTAGAAAAAAATCGGTCAAAGCCAAGAAAAAAAGGAACCAATTTAGTTCCAATGCCATTATACTATTTATCAATTGCATACAATGGTGAAACTTGGTATGAAAAATATTTTCGTGCGGTTCAAGAAGATACTACAAAACAAAATGCTTACCGCGTTCGTGTTACACCGACTAAAAAGAAAAATGAGACAAAACGCAGTTATGATTTATATATTTTATAACTATGTTTCAAATAATTTGTTAGATGTTCCTTTGTAATTTTCTTATCTATTATATCAGTAATTACCTTATAAATATCATCATATGTATTTGGACTTTCCTTTTTCACATAATGCTTTAACTGACTAAAATATTCTTCAATTGCGTTTGTTTCTGGGTGATATGGAATGCTATATAATAAATGGTTATGGTCGTCTTCTATTTTTTCTCGTATTAGTTTTGATTTATGAATAACCGCATTATCCATAATGACTAAATGATTTTTATATTTGGAATGAATAAAC